TTATTGATGGTATTGAAAATGTATATGCAGCATCTCAAACATTAAACTTGGGTTCTGGTAATAGTATACCATTTATAGAAAATGAAGAAGTACAACAGTTCTTAGGATATGACACTGATAATAGACCTATATTTGTATATGGCACTTTAGCTTCAGTTAATTTTTCTGGCGGTGTTGCTGCAGCTATTACAGTAAATCAAATAAGATCTACTGATAAAAAACCAAGATACTTCCAAGAATCTGGTATTGGTGATGCAGCTGTTGAGAGAAGATTAATTGGTATGACATCTGGCGCCGCATTTTTAATTACTACCGCTGGTAGTAGTCTTGAATTGCCGAATGATCCAAATGCACAGAATGAAGATTTTGAAAATTTTGGAGATACGATACTCGATTTCTCAGAGACAAATCCATTTGGAGAACCAGGTGGAACGTATGAACAACTTACATTATCACAGTATGAACCTTCAGCAATTTCACTAGATAACAACATCTTACGATTTGACGAAAATACGGCAACGTGGGATGCAAGATAACAGAATTTAATAGGAAAAATCATGGCAAAACAAATACTTAACGTAGGCACAAATAATAATGATAAAACCGGCGATACACTTCGTGCTGGTGGATTAAAGATAAAAGCCAATTTCGATGAAATTTATGCAGCTTTAGCATCTAATGGTATCAATATCTCAGGTGGTAATGTATTAAAAACTGGTGATTACCAAGACTTATCTAATAAACCTGTTTTTGCCACTGTAGCGACAAGCGGAGATTTCTATGATTTAACTGATAGACCAGATCTTGGTATCTTCGTTGGTGCACCTGCAAATGACATGGGTTCAGATGGTCACGTAGCTGGCAATATGGCTTTTGATAATAATTTTCTTTATGTTTGTAAAGATGATTATGTACAACAAGATCAATTTACTGGATTTGCCGGTGTAACAGATACCGCAGGAACTGTTGTTTATACTTTAGTTGCTGCTAGTGCTTCAACTGGTACTACAGTAACACTTATTAAAAACCTTAGTTTACATATTCCACAAGTTGGATGGGAAATCAGCAATGGAACAATTACTCGTGGTATAACTGCTGTAAATTCATCTGGAGATAATATTATATTAACTTTAGATGGAGCATTTCCAGCATCGACGAGTGTTGCGTATAGCATAATCTATACTGTAACTGCAGGTCAATACGTGCTTCGTGTTAATTGGAATGTGACTACATACCAAGATTTAATGGATCAATATGTTGTTGATGAAAAACCAGCAAAATTGTTTATTAGTGCTGATGGATATGGACGAGTTGTCAACGACCTAATATTAAATTCAACTACTCAAAAATTATATATTGTCTATACAGCTGGTAGTGCAATTGGTGCATTTACTGGATTGACTTTTAGATTTAATCAACCGTCAATTTGGGAATCAATTCCATGGACAACTGTATTCGGTGAAGGTGCAAGTGGAGGTGGTTCTACTGGTGATTGGACTTGGCCTACAGCGGGTGGTGGAACACAAGCATTACTTGGTGGTACACAAAATTCTTGGATTGATGGGCAATCTCCAGGTGGTTTATTGCTTCATAATGATTATACGATTACATTACAAGCCGGTGATATGGCTTTATCTCTCGATGATACCGGCAGTATTGGACTTCCTGATGGTAGTACTTTAGGTAATCCTGAAGGCGGTACAACATGTGGTTTTGTTTCAGCAGATGAAAAAGATTTCTTAATACAAACGTCTTTGGCTGGTAATACTCATACATGGGATTTCCAATCAGATGGTACACTAGAAGTACCGGGAAATATTGTACCAAATTCAGATATTACACAAGATTTAGGTACAGCGACAAAACGATTTAGAGATTTATATTTAAGCGGCACAACTATTAAGTTAGGCGAATCTACAATATCAACAGGTGCATCTGGTGCTGTAACATTCTCAGATGGCTTAACAACTACTACAGTAGAAACTGGAATTACAAGTATCAAGTCTTCTGGTTGGGGAAATAGCGGATCTGGTTCACTTCCTGCTACAATCACATTAGAGAAAATTATTCTTGGAACATCTTATACTAATGAATATATTGACGATACGTGGGATATCACAGTAGCATATGGTTGGCAAAACACTTCTCCTCCAGGTCCTGGCGGATATGTAATTTTACCGCGCTCTGCATTTACAACTACGGCGGGTGTTATTACAATAGTCGATGGTGGTGGTATTCCAGATGGTGCAAGTGGTTTATGGAGTGCAAGTGCTGAAAAAACATTTGGCATCGAAGATCAAATCTTTATTCCTATAGAACTACGACCTTCAACACCTGCAGGTTCAGGATCATTTAGAGCTGGTGTAGTAGGTGAACCTGTAGATCCTACACAGCGCGCTATATTTGCATACACATTCGATAGTAATAACATAGAGTCTTTAACTCTATTGGATAGAGGTGAAAATTATAACATCACAGATTTAGAAGGTGTTGCTATAAAATTCTATGATATAGAAGATGCTACATCATTTACAACACTCGAAATTGCTAATGCAATGGTTGAATCATATTCAACTGGCGGTTTTGGTGGTGTTGCTGTTAAAGGTAGTTCAACATCATTTGCAGATTTAACTGTTACTGGAGATTTAACAGTTGTCGGTGATGTTCACGTTAGCGCAGATTCTTTATATTTAGGCACACTAAAATTAAGTGCTCCTGTTAGTACAACACTAAAAGTTGATGGGGATCTAGAATTACTTGAAGGTAGTACTATAACTGAAACGGCTACTACACTAGTTCTAACTCCTCCAACAGCATTGGCTGGTCAAGGTTTAGTTATTAGAACAACTGTGGGTGGTGGTTTATCTACTACTGATACATTTACTCCTGGTGGATCAGTAACAGTAACATTTACTGATAATGGATCGCATCTCAGTTCAGGTGGATATGTAGACGATTCAGAAAGCAATACTTGGGCTTATACGATTACAGGAATTTCTGAAGCAGATTTAGGTAGCCCACTAACTGGATCATTCTTGGCAGAAAATTGGGGTATACCAGGTATTGGTCAAAACGTTATAACTTTCAATATTCCTGCTGAGAGTACAGGTACTGGATTTACAATCACATTAGATAAGATAATTACTGATCCTCCTTATTATCTTCAAGATATTTTTGGTATAAATGAAGATGGCCGCATTTACCTCACTGTTGGTGAGGTTATAACTACTGAAGTAAGTCACGTACACTTAACTACTGCCGATCCAACCACAGTTGACTTATATTTGGGTGATGACAATCAATATGTTAAGATTGAAAAAGATGGTGGCGACGTTGTTATTGGTACTAACACAAACACTCATCGTTGGAGATTTGATACCAATGGTGCATTAACATTCCCTGATGCAACTACACAAACTACAGGTATAGCTCAAGGTCAATATCTCCTTTTATTGGATGGGACTAATACTATGACTTACATTACCAATGTAAATTTCAACCTTTTATTGGCAACACCGGCTATAGGGTATATGGAAAATGATACACACGTGGTACAAATTGCAAATGGAGCTCCAGGTCAAAGATTTGTTATTGTTAATAACTCCACACAATGTATTGTTGAAATTTCTCCACACACTATTCCACCCATGGGTAGAGCAGAGTTTGTATTTACTAGCGGAACCTATGGTGATGGTTGGGTCCCATTATATGGTACATTAGACTAATGTTCGGTCAATACTTCTATAATCAACATCTGCGTAAGAGCGTAGCTATCTTTGGTACGCTTTTCAACAATATTACGACTGTTAAGCGTGATCAGATGGGTAATGTGTTAAGCACTGTTAAAGTACCATTAGCATATGGTCCAAAACAAAAGTTCTTAGCACGTCTAAAGGAAGAACCGGATCTATTGGCTCCTGAAGTTGCTCTTCGTTTACCGCGTATGTCATTTGAAATAACTTCTGTTGCATATGATACTGCTGCTAAAGTTAACAGGAATATAAAGTTACAAACTCCTTCTATTCACGGCGTTAATACAATTTACACAGCTGCGCCTTATAATTTATCAGTACAGTTAAACATTATTGGCAAAACGCAAGATGAGGTTTTGCAAATTACTGAACAGATTTTACCGTATTTTAATCCAGAATATATAGTTACAGTAAGAGAAATACCAGAGATTGATTTAGTTAGAGATGTACCTATTACTCTACAATCTGTAACTATGAGTGATGATTACGAAGGTGAGTTTGAACAACGTAGATC